TTGCCCAGTACCGCTTGTAAAATTGGGTTGGTGTATGCCATGTCCTACTCCTACATTCCGAAACCGATGATGGTACCTAACATGTTCATGTTTGATGTGTGTGCAGATGCTTTTGCACGCTGATACTCGGCTTCTCTCGATGCCTCCATACCTGCTGCACTACCTAACCCACCCATCGCTACGCTTAGCTGCTCTTTACCCATGCCCATGAGCGCTGATTTTAGGCCGAAATTACGGTCACGCTGATCTACCGCAGCGTTGTTAACCGCACCTGTGTAAGAAGCCGCGTTCCCAAGAGAACCCATTCGCTGTTGTGCTGCCTGTTGTGCTGGGGTCATGCTTGCGCCGTATCGGCCCAAAGTGCGTTGTTGCATGCCTGCCGAAACCTGCTGACCTAGAGCCTGCGACTCCTTAGCCCCGTCAATGAGCGCCGTGCTATTGGTGTCCGCGAGCAACTCTTCTTCCGTTTTGCCGTAGGTGTCCAAGTAATTTTTTAGCTCGTCACGGGATATGCTGGCGAGAGTGTCTGAAGCGCTAGGACCTTCGGCAACTTGTGGGGCGGGATTACCACCACCTTGATCTGCAGCTTTAGAGCCACGATCTACGAATACGTTGCTGGCAGGCTTCGTAGCCGAAGGAGTTACAGCTGGCGTTGTTGTATAACCGCTACCTGGGGGCCCACCGTTGGTATAGTTCCTACCTGGGGGCCCACCGGTACTCGGCCCTGCGGGTATGTTGCTTCCCGGAGCCTCTGAGAACCCAGTGACGTAATCACCTAACTTGTCTAGTATTCCCATGGCTATGTCCTCGCTTTTTGTAGCTGAGCTAACTGTTCTATCATGCTGTCAAGTTTTGACGTGTTAGCAGGATTGAACTTCTTGTAGAGGCCTGCACCAAGGTCTTGGCCAAACGCCATATTGGTATCTTGCATGGCGCTAGACGCTTGGGCTTTCGCCATAATCTCTGAGTTCTGGGCACGCGCCGCAGTGGATAACCCCTGCATTGCATAGCTGCGGCCACCCTGACCTATGGTGACTGCGCCAAGTTGTGACTGGTCTTTAACACCCTGTGCGGCGGCATTCGCTGCAGCTAGCCCGCCACCCAACGCGTCATTTTGCATAACGCCTTGTTTGGCTTGGCCCATTAAAGTACGACCGCTGCCAAACCCACCACTAGTAGCAGAGGCACCAAGCGAGGCACCCTGACCTGCAGAAAAGGCTTGAGCCGTATCAGCATTTGCTCTGCCGCCAAGAATGCCGGAAACATCGCGCCCAGCCTCCTTAAGAAAACCCGCTTCAAGGGGGCGATACAGTTCTTTATTACGGTTAGAAATCGTGTTTGCATTTTCGACCAGCGCTTTTTCGTGTTCACCTTGCTTCGCTTTTGTTGCTGAGCTACCCATTTTTGTTCACCTGACGTTGGTATGTTACGAAAGCCGGTGTGAAACCTAGCTCCTTAACACGCCTGCCCCAACCCAAACGGGCAGAATTAAATTCAATTCGCTCGACGCCTAATGTACTGGCTAAATCGTAGCCTGCAGCAACAGCCTCTGCGAACACATCCACCCCGGGACGTAGCCATAGGTGGTCAATTACTAAAGTAGATACTTCCTCGTAGCCTGCATCGTATTGGCTGAGTATTACAAAACCTAAGCGGTCTGCGCCTTCCTCAACCCAGTACAGATGGACCCTACCCTGCATTAGCTGGTGGTAGATGTCGGCAGTGACGAAACTGGCCTCTACCTTACGAATGATCTCCTCCATCCCACCCTCGAAATAGGTAAAGTTGGCCCTTATGCTGGCCTTTGTAGCGGGTACTAACTCAACCACTACAAGCCACCGTAACGAACTGTTCTGCGGGTTGGTCCATTGCGTCCGTCAGCCTTACTCTTCGCATCGCGAATATGGGCTGCAAACTCTGCTTCATATTTCGCAGCGCGATTCGGGTTGGTCCAAGGCATGTCATTTGAGTTGAATAGATTGGCCATTGCGCCTGCCATAATCCCATCTACGTTATCCTCAACAAAATCGGTTGAGATGCTGGTCGCAGTTAGGCTTGGTTTTAGTGAGGCGTGTATGGTGACGTTCTCACCCGACTTTATAGGCACAGGCACCAGATACATGAGCTTGTTGCTCGGACGTATGTAGTGCGTTGGTGTACTCTTTTCTGTACGCCATTTAGGGTTCGCGTGATTCGCGCCCTGCTCGGTGTCAGGTGTTATCACTGATTCGCCGCGAATTACGGAGTATATATCAGTGATATTTGTATTCTTGGGTAGGTCGATATCGTATTCATACGTCCCAGACACCGTCATAATAGGGTCTAGGGTTAGTCGATACGCGCTGCTGCGTTTGCAGTAGCTGAGCGTAGCATCCTTGATTGCCTTTTCCGCCACAAAATCAGGGCAACCTGCAATGTGATAAGGAAGCAGGCTAACCATGTCTTTATAGTTCATAGGTTATGCCTCGCTAATTTCAGCCCAAGCTACATCGCGCTGTTCAGATGTGATGTCGTAACCTAGAATCTTTTCTAGACTGCGAACTTTAGGATCACCAGTTTTTGAAAAGGCTTGGATGTCGCCTTGTTCTACCAACTGCTCAATTGCAGAAACAATTTCCATAGTGCGGTCTTCATCTGAGACCTCATCTACTTCAATCTTCGCGGCGGCAGGTTTTTGCGCCGTTCTTTTTTCGCCTACAGGATATGCTCCCATAGCAATGCATTCGTCCACCAGAGGTGGGGGGACTTCTCGCGCTACACCCGCTTCAAACCAAGCCGACTGGCCAGATGTGCTACTTACGTGTATTGCCTTATCAGAAATCAACATGATCAAACTCCAAAAAGCCCTCGACTCTAGGCCGAGGGAAGAGGCCCTAATTTTTTTAAATAGCAGTGTCTAGCGTGATTACACCAAAGTCTTGGGTGTCGCCAGTTACCATGCTGGTGTACTTTGGCTTACGGAAGCCTAAGATCTTACCGATTGAGATACCATGCTGGTTTCCGTAGTCGTAAGTATCTTCAACCCAGTCAGCGTCGCCAATGTCAGCCATTGCCAATGCTTGTGCGCCACAGAACAAAGCACGTTGCCCGTTTATTGCACCACCAGCACCGAACTTACCATCAGCCGCTTCACCAGAAGTGTCATATACATGACGGAACTCGTGAACCATTACGCCGTCTACCATTACGGAAGAAGAACCTGAGAACAAAGAGTTAACTGGTCCACGGTTGCCTGCGTTACGAACGTTGGCTAGGAAGTCAGCATCTAACTTAAGCTGAGCCATGCCTTGAGGAGTAACGAACATGTGGAAACCTTCGTCACCACCTTTGCCACGAACACCACGCATGTAGTGATCTTTAGCGTAAGCCTTTAGGTTTACGATGTTCTTGTATCCCAAGATTCCAGTAGCAGTTAAGGCACCAGTACCAACGGTACCATCAGCTTTTGCAACTAACGTACGCTTGTTGGTTGGAGCAGTAACGTCTGCAGCATACTCAAGGTTAGACAAGTTCTGGCCAGTTGCAGCAACAGTACGAAGACCACCGTTGTTCTTCTTGGTGTATGCCAAACCAGAGAGAGTTAAGAATGCAATCTGGTCCATACGGTCAGCCATCCAGTAAGCCAATGAATCTTTAGAGGCTTCGCGGAAGTTTACGATAGACTTTTGGTCGGCTAAACGGCCAGCCAAACGGTTTGCGTTACGCATCTGGTCGATACGAACAACGATGTCAGAGCTAGATAAAGCTTCTTCGTTGCCTTCTAGAGTGTAGTCACCTACCACACCGTCGCCAGACAAGTCGGCTAGCAAAGTTAAAACAGCGCGTGCGCCCTTTTCACTTTTGGTTAAGTCAGTAATGCGTTGGACCATAGCGTTAGAGCCAGAACCAGCGAATTGGTTGATGAAGGAAGCGTTGCGGGCTGCGTGCCAAAAGTCACGAGACCATACAGTCTTTTGCTCTGAAGTTAGAGCGGCAAAATTAGTTAATGCCATGAGAAAATCACCTATATGTAAAATTAAAATAAATTATAAGTACTGCTTATAAACGGTCGCCATTAATCAGGCAGGGGCGACAACCACTGCGTGCTGTTGGGCGTGTCGTGCCCGAACGAAATAGCGACCTTTTTGAGAGGGACGAACTCATGGCCTTTTAAGCTAGGCGAGGGCTACCGCGTTTCGTGCGGCCTTCGATTTAATAGGCTTGGGCAGTTGTCGTACTGCAAGACGAGCCTTAAGCCTATATATTAGCACAGCTTATAAATTAAGGGAAATAACTGCCCCTTAAAATAAGTCGTCTATAATTAACGGGGTGTGGTCGCCCACAAAAGCCCCCTCAATGTTGTACTCCATGAACTCCCTAGCCTCATGAAAACCCATGCCTTGTTTGACAAGGCATTCGAGGATCTTTTCGGCAGAGTAAGCAACTGTTGGAACCTGGGCCGCTGATTGGCCTACCCCAATGATTGCATCATCTAAATTATCCATAAACAGGAGCCCGGGGAACTCAAGTCCATAGGCTTCCTCTATCTCCTCGCGCATCATCCAAAATCACCGCGCAACCGTTTCATTTGCGCATCAGACAACTTGTCAAAGTCGCTGTCAGTCATGGTGCCGATATTAATAACATCTTCACCACGGGTTGCTGCACTCTCCCCTGCAAGTTTCGCAGGTTGCTTGCTAGCCGCTTCCAACTTTTGGTTCACATCAGTGGTGCGCTTTTTAGCGGCGGGTTTTTTAACAGATCGCGGCTGCAGCAATTCGGGCATGTTTGAGGCTAACGTCATACGGACCGCTTTGCGCAATGCGTCAGCTGACGCCATACCTGTGTTTGCGTACATCCCCATGAGCTCATTAGCTTCTGCAATCAGTGTTTGGTCGGCATCAGCGCTGCTGGTGTCTAACACTGGGTACGAGGCCATCATGTCGGCTACGGCTGAATCCAAATCCAACTGCTGCTTCGTCACATTAGTTGTATTGTGAATGTCCTTGCGCAACTCGCTAGCCATGGCTTTTCGTTCTTCAGTACGGATTTCTTTTCGCACCGCTTTAGCTTTATCGGTCTCACCGTCTAATACCGCGTCCATGTATTCAGCTTCTTTACCATCGAAATCGAATTCAGGTTCAGGAGCTTCTTGAGGTTTTGCACC